CAGTTCTTCCTCGGTGAACCGGTCGTCCGGATACTCGGTCGTCGTTGCCGGATGGGCGATGCCGCAGCGACGGAAGCCGTCTTTCTTACTGGTGATAATGATCATGTCCTTCCTCACTGGTTGTCAGCAAGGGAGGCTGGTCGCCCAGCCCCCCTATCTTGATGGTGTCTCGGTTATCAACCAAAGCCGGTGGATCCGTAGCTCAACTGCCAGAAGGCATAGCCGCCGGCGGCCCGTGCCTCGGCGCCGAACTTGAACTCCTTGCGCATGAACACGTCGTCGGCCTGGGCATCGGTCTGCTGGACAAAAACCGGGGCCTTGCGTTCCTGGTAGATGAACGGTTTGACCGGCCTGGTGGTCACGTGGAGCATCCAGGCGGTGGTCGATTCCAGGCGGGGGTTGACCAGAAGCTTGGCCGTGCCCTTATAGGGGTTGGGAGTATCGTCGGCCAGCTTGTCGTTCTCCATCAGCATGCGGCGTATGGTCTCGAGGGCCGGCGGAACCTCCAGAGTGTCGCCGATTAGGTTAAGGGGTCGCCCTTCCTCATCCTTGAACGACATGATGGCCAATCTTGCGGCGCCGTATCCAGCGGCGGCCGCAGCCTGGGAGGCGTTCGACAGTACGGCCGTCCCCTTATTGCTCACGCTGGCCCCGGCCACCGGATGATCGGTGTCGTAGAAATACTGACCGTCATAACACAGGGCGGTGAAGGCCCCATTCTTCAGCTCGGCGTCGATCTCGTCCGGCAACTGCTTGGCAGAATAGCCGGCCTCCTGGGCCATGGGCGCATAGATACCCAGGGTATCGTCATCGATATCGTTGCGGTTCACGGCCACGGTGGCTTCCCAGTCCTCGTTGACGATGGCATACTTGAATGCCTCGAACTGCTTGATGAACTTCTCGCCCATCCAGCGCCGCATCTTGGGGAAACGGGACAGCCAGTTGTAGTTGTTCTGGCTCGAGCCGGACGGTACCAGCATGGTGGTCTGCTGCCAGATGGAGGGTGCCGCCTCGAAGGCCTTGTTGAAGATGGTCTTCAGGTTGAGGAAGACCGCCTCCAGGTTGGCCTTGTTGACGATCAGGCCGCCGAGGCCCATGAGCGGGACCAGGGATGGATCAAAGCCGGCGAAGGCCTCCTGGGTGCCCAGCAGCGCACCGGCCACGCAGGGCACAAAGAGCAGGCCGATCCACAGCAACAGCGTGGTGATTCTCGATTTCATGGTGTGTTCTCCCTGAATTGAAATGGATTTTGAAAGTTTCCTGTGGGACAGAATTGAATTCTGTCCCCAGCTTGCTTTAAAGTTTAGAACGTCACCCAGCCGCCATCGGCATCCACGTCGTGGACCTTGCCGGCCACGGACCGGGTGTTGGTGCCGTTGGTCTTGGCCACGGTCTGGTCGTCGACGATGTAGCAGTCGTTGCCGATGTCGACGATGGTGATGAGGTCGCCGGCAGCCGAGTTGGCAAACCGGAAAGTGCCCTTGCGGATCTGCACCTTTTTGGCCCCGTCTGCTCCGGCCGAGTTGTCGACCTGCTGGGTAGCCATCCCCAGCGCCTTGAGGGTGGTGGCGGTCGATCCGGGCACGGCGTAGCCGCCGGCGTTACGGCAGGCAATGGAGCCGCCGTAGATCTTGGTGCTCGCCGCGACGCCGAGGTTGAACTCGGTTCCGTCCCGGCGTGGGGTGTTGCGGTCTGAAGTCAGTGCCATGGTGTGCTCCTTTTAAAGTTTCCTGTGGGACAGAATTGAATTCTGTCCCCAGCTTGCTGATAATCGGCCGGATGTTTCCGGTTATTTGCCGTACTTGGCGAGATCCTCGGCGGTGTTGCCGAGCATCCGCATGATCTTGGTCTGGTCCGCGTTCAAGGCGGTCTGCTGGCTGTCTTCCGGGGTCTTGCCGCCGAGTCCGGAATCAGGCACGATTTTCGGCGCCGAGGAGATGAAGGTGCGGAACTGGTCCAACCCGCCTTCGGTCCGGCACATGGCGGTGTAGTAGTCCTTGCTGGCCGGGGCGATCTTGCCCTCGATCAAGGCCTGGTTGATGGCGGTGGCGATCTCGGTTTCCAGCTTGTCCTGTTCGTCCTGGGCAATCTTGGCCTCGGCGGTGGTGGCCCGGTTGAGGGCCAGTTCGTAGTCAGCCCGAGGGACGAACTTGTCCATGGGCGGGGTCCGGGCACTGTTGAGCGCGGTCAGCAAATCGGTTTGCAGTTTGCCGAGGGCGTTCAGCGCGGTCTCTTCGGTGGCGTCCTCGGCCAGGCCGAGTTTGGCCAAAATCTTCTTGAGCATGGTGTCTTCCTCCTGTTGCTCGTGATTGAGTGCCGCAAGCGGCAGGTTCGGTTTATTGGTCAGGCCGGCACTGGCGATGCCGACGATGGTCATGGTTTTTTGGTCGTAGAGCACGGCCGGGCTGAGGTAGCGGTATTCTTTGTTCCTCACCGCCGCCTCTCCGGCCGGGGTCCAGGTATTGACCGCTGCCGTGATGCGGCCATCCTCCTCGACCCGTAGATCGTTCAACCAGGCCGCCGCCGGAGCTGGTTCACCTTTCGGTGCCCGCAGTTCGCTGGCATGCTCGAAATCGAGCACCAGGTCGAGGCCTCGATCATTGACCTGCTGCACCACCTTGTCCGGGCTGGGGTTGTTCCATGATCGACCATCGCGGCCGGTTATCCGCTCACCTGCCGGCAACAGCTCGATGCGTTCGGGCAGACCCGAGTCGTTTGCCTGGAAATTGAGAGCCAGGGGAAGGATAGTCCGCCCGATTCCCCCCTGGCCCATGACCGCTTTTTTGTTCATGCTGCTCCTTTTGCAGAACCCCGTTTAAAAACCGTTTAAAATTCCCTGTATTTGATTTTCCTGCCCACGGCTGCACTCGGGGGCGCAGCACTCGCAACTCCAGAATGCGGGCGTTTGGCGGCCTCGCCCATCAGGGGCCAAGCAGCCGCTCCCGGATCAGGTCGAGCACCATGGTTCGGTCTCTCTCTGCCAACTGCATCTCCGTGCCCCGGTTCATGGCCAGGTACTCTCGGGCCGGGATGGTCACCTTACGGCCCCGGCCAGCCCTTTTGGTGCCGCGCTGATGCACGGGCGCATAAGGCGCCACATGGCCACCAGCGCCGATGGTGACACTGTCCTTGGAGGCCTGGCTGTGCACCGAACCTTCCAGGTCGCCATGTTCCCACAGGATCCGCTTGCCGGTCAGGTAGCGCTTGCCCTTGGTTGATAGATAGCCGTTCTTCTTCCATCCCTTGTTCCGCGCGAGGCCCATGTGCAGGGTCACCTCGGAGAGCGGTTGCCAGGGCGTGCCGTCCGGTGCGGACTGGTTCTTGAAATTCTCGATCACCCTGCGCTCATAGAAGGCGCCGATGGCCTGCATGGTCGGGGTCAGGTCGACGGCCCGGCGCAGCAATCGGTTGAACAGGTTGACCACTTCGCGGTCATCGGTTTGGAGTAGCAGCTCCATTGTCGGTCAAGCTCATCGGCCTTATATTGAAATTGCAGGGTTCGTTGATTGGTTCCACTCCCAGGGAACCGACCTCATCGGCTTTTTTGTAGGTGATGAGGACCAGGCGGGTTCTCTCCTCCCACCTGGGTCAACGAATTCCATAACCTACCTATGGTCCTCGTTAACCGGATCGACCAAGCTCTCCGACGCTCAGGCCTATTGGTCATTTGTTGAGCGCAAGGGAGGTGTTGTTGGCGAATCTCCGGTTAGCGAGTTGTTTTTGTGCCCGTTCTTCCTGCTCATCGCTGGGTCCACTCTGCCAACCCCATGGTTGTGATCAGCCGCATCCAAGCCTGGCCGATCTCCAACGGCATCCGGTCCATCTTCTCCAGCATGGCATCGGCCAGATGCTGCTTGCCAGCAGTGCCGACGTTGTAGTCCCAGCCCTTGTCAGGCAGTTCCTGCCAGTTCTCGGGCCGGGTCCGCTGATCCGGCCGGGCCGCCTCGTACTCGGCCTTGGTGGCGGCTACTGCCCGGCACTTGCACCCGAACCCGTTGGGTGGGTAATTGACCTGCCAGAACGGGTCAGTCCGGGGCAGGATCAGGCCATCCATGGCCAAGTGGTTGGGCCGGGGGTTGCGCACGCCGTCGTTGTGCACGTACTTGAGATACTCGATCCCGGCGGCCTCGAACTGCTGCCAGCGGCCGGCCTGATAGGCGCAGGTAATGTTGGTCCGCCAGATCAGGTCGCTCCGCCAGGCCGGGCCACCACCTTGCAACTGCCAGCCGTAGCGTTCCACCAGGGGGCGAAACTGCTGGCGGAACTCACGGATGTCCGTGCCGCCGGCAATCGCCTTGTCCACCAACTGCCGCAACTCGGCGAGCAGGTCAGCCTGGTAGGCCCCGGCGGACATGAATCCCTTGCCGTGGGCCAGACCTTCCAACTCGTCCCATCTGGTGGTGGGAATGTCGAGCTTGGCGCGAAACCAGGCCGTGGCCTCGGCAAAGGGCAGACGAAATACCCGTTCGAACTCAGCGGCATCCATCGCGGTCCGATTGTTCCCGGTATGGGTGTTCCCTGGCCAGCCGCTGCAACTCCTGCCAATCGGCCAGCATCCGGGCTGCCGGCACCTCGACGGCCTGGCCATGGCTGAGGTTGCTGGCGACATGCACGATCAAGCCGGCAAGGACAAGCAGGCCCACGGTCATGGCGATCTCCCAGACGGATGGCCTTTTCACCCCGCCACCTCCATCCGGCCGGCCAGGTTGCCCAGCAACTCCATCCGGGCCATGATCTCGCCCAACTCTTCAGGCTTGGAATCGGCCAACAGATCGATCAGTCGCTCCCGGAACTCGGCTAGGCTCTCCGCTTGACCGAGCAAGGCCTCAGCCTGGTCAATCAATCCGGACGCCGGATGTGCTGTTGCCTCCTTCGCCCAATTGAAGAGCACCGTCTCCACCGGCGCTCCCTGCGGCTTTGCCATGCTGTTGGTGGCCATGGCCGGCGGGACCGGTTTCTTTTCATCCTGGCCCACGGCAGGTTGCCGGGGTTCACCTTGGGGCCGTAGCAGGTCCTCGGGCTTAGCAGACGGGTCAGGATCCGGGAGACCCAGCTTGTCGCGGATCACCGATTGCTCCACCTTTAGGCCCAGCGGCACCAGCTTCTCCACCGCGTCGACCAGGGCCTTGACGTCCTCCGGCGGGGTGGCCCGGAGCTGGATCTCTGGGTACTGCTCCTGCGGGCCAAAGTTGAGGTCAATAAACGGCCGGACCAGGTCGCGGTTGAGGGTCTCTTCCAGGGCCTCGGCGTCATCGTCACGGATATCGTCGCGCACCTCGGCCTGCAAGTCCTCGTTGCCGAGCTTGCCCGGCGTGCCCGAGCTGGAGGCGGTCTGGCCGAGGATGCCCTTGCTCACCTGGTCGTCCAGGTAGTTGGCCAGCCGCTCGAAGAAGTCGGCCGAGCCGCCCTTGTTGCCGGCCTCGATCAACTCCACCTGCATCGACTCGGGGAAGACTGCCGCCGCGTCGGTACCCAGGTTGGCCACCGCCGTCTTGAGGATCCGGATCTCGTCTTCCCTGGCCGAGGAGCCGTACTTGCCCAACCGCAGCGGCATGCCGAAGACCTCGGCAAAGGCCAGCCAGTCCTTGACTGTGTAGCCCTTGCACATGTAGGCCCAGGCGGCCAGCCGGGCGATGCCGCCCCGGATGGGGATGCCGGCCTTGCCCCGGTGGACATGGGTCAGGTACTTGTAGGGCGCCAGCTCGAGGCCGTTCATCAGGTCGGCTTCGTCCCGCAGCCGGATCTCCCTCCTGCTGACCAGGTCGAACTGGAAGAAGCGGGGATCTCGCCACTCGTAGTTGGCCGGGCGCCACTGGGTCCCGGTCTGCCAGAGGATCTCCACCACCGAAAAACCCTTACCGATGGCATCGAGCAGATCCTTGAGCAGGCCCCGGAAGCCAGGCGTGCGGATCAGGGTCCGCACCGCATCGGCCAGCTCCTTGTCCCGGCCAGTATCACTGGCACTTTCCACGGTCAGCGGCAGTCGGGACACCGCCAGCTTGCGCTTGCCCAGCTCAGCCGCATAGTGGAGATCCCGTTCCTCCATTTCCTCGGCCAGTGTCAGGTAGGCATGGTGGTCCCCGTCGGCAGCGGCCCGCAACAGGGTGGCCAGCCCGGCCGGGGTCAGGCCCGAGGCATAGCTGTCGTTCCAGATGGTGCGGATGCCGGTCAGGGTCGGCGCCGCCTGTTCCCGCGTCAGGTCCCGTGTACGGACCGGTCGGCCGAGATAATCGTAGAGCATCACCACAACCCCTTGCCGGCGCCGAGCCCGGCCGTCACCCGAATCGGCCGTTCGATCCGATCATCGTTTCGTCTGCCCACCGGATGGTAGGCGTACTCGGTGACCTCCATCCTGGTAGCCGAGATGGCCATGGCCAGGGCAATGGCCGCATCACCATGGCGCTGCCGGCCGTCTGAGCCTTTGGTTTTGGTCTCCGGCAGTTTGGCCACGCCTCGGATCATCTTGAGCGCCCGGTAATCATCGAGATGATCGGCATCCTTGGCCACTTCCACGGTGCCGTCCTCGAAGAATGACTTGAACCGGGGCATCTCGTCGCGGTACCAGGCCTCGGAAAGCATCACCTGCTCGATCCGGCCGGCCCCGTAGCGCTGCATGGCCCGCTCCGCCAAGTACTGCCCATTGCCACGGGCATCGAACTTGCCGAAACTGAACCGGGGCAGACGATCGAGTACATGGAAGACGATCAGCTTCTGCTCCTCGAAGGGCACGTTGGACAACTCCACCACAAAAGGCTGGCGATAAGTCAGGTCCTCCCGCTCTTCCAAGGGCGAGAGCACGGTCAGGTCGCCCAGGCGGGCAAAGTCCTCCCCGGCGTAATGCCGGTGCTTCGGATCCAGCTTTTCGAGCAGCGGCGCGAGATGCTCCTCGCACCACTCCAGGGCCTCGGCCTGGCGGATATGATCCGGCTGCAAGGTGAACTCGTTGGTGCAGGACCAGCGCAGAATCGGGATATCTTCCCGCATGCAGTGCTCGATGATCACCCTGGGCAGGAAGGCGCCCGAGCCCTGGCTGGGGATGCAGAACAGCTCCTCGTCGGCGCCGCTGCCGTACTGGGCGATCAGCTTGTCCCGCCACTCGGTCTCGGCCTCCGGGCTCCACTCCTTGCCCAGGCGGAGACAGATGCGTTCATACAGTCCTTCGGCCAGGGCATCGTCGATGGTCACCCGGTGCAGGCTGTATGGTTTCTTGCCGGCCCGGACCTCGTTGATCACCTCGTTGAAGGGGTTGGTGTCGCCGTCATGGGTGGAGATGATCACCACCCGGCCACCCCACATCAAAAGGGCCATGGCCGCCTTGATCAGCTCGCCCAGGTCGTCGTGCAAGGCCGCCTCGTCGATCACCACCTTGCCCTGCTTGCCGCGCAGGTTGGAAGGACGGCTGGACAGGGCCACGATCTTGTGGCCCGAGGCGCAGCGGATCCGGAAGGCGAGGATATCCTTGTCCTCATCCTCCAGGACGAACTCCTCCACCGCCGAGGCCGCCTTGTTGAAGTGCCCCAGCCAGTCGCCGCAGTCCTCGATGAACTCCTGGGCCATGTCCTTGTTGTAGCCGATGTACCAGACGTCCATGCCGTTCTGGCTGGCGGCCAGCAGGGCATCGTCGGCCGCCTCCGCCCAGGAGAGACCGATCCGCCGGGACTTCTCGATGATCTTGACCTCGCCCCCGTCCTCGAGCCACCGTTGCTGGTAGGGCAACAGGGCCATGGGGGTGCGTCGGGTTCGGTCTTCCTTGACGAATTCGGCCATTATCGGTTGAGTCCCAGGATCTGGCGGCGGATCGCTTCGGCCGCCTCATCGGACAGGCCGCCCTTCCGGGCAGGCTCGTCTTCGGGTTTGTATTTGCCCTGGAGTTGCTCGATCATCTCCAGGGCCGCCTTGGTGTCCTTGATCGCGGCAAAGGACAGTTCTCCGGGCCGGGTCAGCATGGAGTTCAGCTTGATCTGCACCGCCTCCCGCAGCGCTTCGACCGCATCCTGGGGCGTCCGGATCTCGCGTCCGGCAGGTTGGGCCGGATCGCCCATGCTTGCGGCACCGGACCGTTCCCGTGCCTCCTGTTCCACCAGCTTGCCGGAGCTGACCAGGGCGCCGAAGGCGTAGGCCTTCTGCGGGTCCTCGGTGGCGATCACCGACTCGATCAGTTTCGCCTTGGCCAGCATCACGCCCCTGCGGACCGAGGTCTGGGCCTGGCGGTACTCGCGGCGGCGGTCCGGCCAGGTCGGATCCGAATCCGACGACCAGCGCTTGAGCTGGGAGACCGAGACGCCGGTGCGCCCGGCCACCTGCTCGAAGGTGAGGCCGTCGAGGATGTAGAGTTCCTCGGTAGCCTCGATGGTCTCCCAGCCGTAGGATTCGGGCATTTTAACTACCCGCGGGACAGAATTAATTCTGTCCCCGGCTGACTGGACGAGATCCCCAGGGCTCGTTTCAAGGCCGCGATCTCGCCGCGCAGCCCCATGTACTCGGCGTGCTTGCCCGCGAGTTCGACCGCCTGGATCGCCGCCTGCTCCGGCTTGATCTCGTGGAGTGGCGCATAGGGCTCCAGCGCGGCCCGCACGGCGAAGATGTCGCCCTGCATGGAGTTCTCCAGCTCGCGGAGCCGGGCCTCTTTTTCGGCCAGCATGCCGCGCCGGGTCAATCGTTCATTATCGAAGCCCATCCACGCCCCCCTTCTTGATGATCGGGCAAAAGAGATTGTTGTCGATCCGTTCAGCCAGCCTGGTGCTGACCTGCGTGTTCAGGGCGACGGCGCCGAGCAGCTCCCCGGCCACCCGATCGTACCCCTTGACCAGCAGCACATTGTCCTCGTACATCCGCACCACGCTCTCGAACCGCTTGTCATAGAGGGTGGTGGCAGCGGCGAAATGTTCCTTCATCAGCGTGATTTCTGCCAGATGCTGCTGATCTCGCTTCTGGTCCCACTCCAGCCGCTCCAACTGTTCCTCGGCCTCGCGTTCCATCCGCTCCTTGCGGTCGCGTTCGTAGCGCCGCTGGTCCACGTACCAGAAGATCAGGACCAGGCCGGGCAAGCCCAGCACGGACACCGCCGACATAATCACGCTCAACGACAAGCCCTCGATCAACGGAACCTCCTTTTATCTTCCCGTGGGACAGGTTTAAACCTGTCCCCGGCTGACTCAAATAGCTGTTGGCAGAACACGCAACGGGTGCAGCCGGGGGCCGCTTTTCTCCGACCATCGGGGATCGGCTCACCGCAGTCCTCGCACTCGAAGGCCGACTCGCCCTGGGGCATGCTGTCCAAGTGGTGTTTGAGGGCCATTTTCTGGAACCGCTCCTGATCGCGCTGGGCGAGATCGGCCTCATCCATTATTGGTTGGCGGCCTGGGCAACGCCGAGCCGGGCGGCAGCGGTCTCCCGGACGATGGCGACGATGTCGCGGATCACCACGACCTTATTCGCCACCTCGGTGCCGGCACCCAACTGTTCCATGATCTTGGCCTGGACCAGCAGGACCAGGTCGTTGAACGATTGCCGGGTCGCCGGATCCAGGTTGAGGCTATCGACTCGGGCGCCGATGACCCGATCGATGACCGAGGCCGGTACCGGTTCCTTGGTGTCGGTCAGCACTGCCAGCACAGCGGTGGCTACCGCATAGGCCGGGGCAACGGTCTCGGGTTGGGCACTGAAGGCCAGCCCCACCGCCACCCGGATGGTGGCCGCCTCGACTGCGTCCACCTGGCCATTGCCCAGGGTACTGGCCCCCTTGGGGCCGAAACAGGCGACCTCGGTGACGAGGAGCAGGAGAATGACCAGGATGGGCACGAATTGCCTGATGTTCTGCGCGGTGAAGAAGTGCTGCATGGATGACCTCTGATGCTCGGATTATCGGTTGAGGGGCCTGAATCAGGTGCGGGCGAATACGCCCGGAAAATCCTCGTGTTGGCTCCAGTTCTTGTAGTGGAGGTACTGCTCGCCGTTCTGGCAGCGGACCAGGAGGCGCGGCGGCCGATGAGTCAGGCAGGTCATGGTGGCGTGCAGGGTCTTGGCTCCCATGGCGCCATCCTCGACCAGGTCGGGGTACAGGCGCTCGTGGGAGTTGAGGGCATTAAGTGCCCGCTGGAGGAACTTGACCCCGTTGCCTGGGCCGCAGTTGACGCTGGCCTCGAACAACTCCGCGGCCACGGCCGCGCTGACCGGATCGATCAGGTGGCAGCGCAGCGGCTGCCAGAACTCGGTGTGATAAAATTCGCGCACCAGGTCGGGGTCCAGGGACAGGGGATCGCCATGCCGGAGGCACTCGTCGATGAGCGGCCAGCCGAGCCAGTCGGGATGCATGGTGCGGGCGATACCCATGTAGGTCTCGCCACCCTTATCCTTGGGGTTATTGGCGTAGCCGCCCTCATCCTGCATGGTGGTGGCAAAGGCGTGTTCGAAACTCATAGGCCCCCCGCTTGCTTCGATTTAACCAAACCTTGAAACGGGCGGGGTTGTGAGCCCCGCCCAGCACAAAGGAGAATGCATGGCCTGTCCGAGCCATGTTGATGAGGGGAATATAGGCGAATGAAGGGGAGGGGGTAAGACTGCGGGACTACAGTGGAAAGAAGAGCGCCCCTTGCCTGGCGGCAAGGGGCGGTGGGTAAAACTCTGTTGGGTTGCGCTGCGCTTAACCCAACCTACCGCTACCGCTACAGCATCGAGCGGGCGCGGTTGATGGTCTCGGCCACGGCGCGGAGGATCAGGTGGAGGCCGTGGGCCGAGCGGTCGGTGAGGCCGCCGGCGCCGGGCGCGGCCAGGGCCGGGGTGGCGTCGGCCAGGAACTCCAGCACGGCGGCGACGTCTTCCAGTTGGTCGGCGGGGTCGGCCGAGGGCGACACCGCGGTCATCGCAGCGCCCCCACCGGGAAGAGCTGGAGCTGTTTTTCTGCGTTTGCGTGCAAATTTTTGAAGAAGGTCTTTGTTTTTCTGGTGTGCTGCACCGGCAGGACCACGCCGGCGTCGGCGATCTTCTTGGTCCAATTGGCCACCGTCCGGGCCGGCATGCCGAACAACCGGCCGATTTCCTCCTGGGTCAACCCCAACCGCCGATACCGCACCAACTCGGGGATGAAAGAGGCATCGTAGCCGAACCGGGCCGATTCGGAGACGACCATCATCAGCCGGTCGGTCAACTCTTCGCGGGTGCGGGCCATGCCGGAGGCGATCTCAGTCGCCAGCTCGTCAAAGGCGCGGATGTATCCCTCGCGCAACAGGGCCGCCTTTTGACCAGTGAACCCCATGGCCAGGAAAAGGAAGCCGTTTTTGGTCATCTCGTAACAAGGGGACTCTGTTTGTCCGCCGGTGACCGGGTTAGCCCGAAAATGCGCCATCTGCAGAAAATTCTGCTGTCGGAACTGGGGGCTGCACTCCATGTCCCTTATGGCTTGCAGAACGGTACGGTGCTCGCGGTTGAATGCCTCGGCGACCTTAAGCGAGGTGGCGACGGGGTGACCGTCCTTGATGATGAGGGTTTGCTTGAGGATGTCAATCTGGCGTTGGTTCATAGCGTTACTCCTGTACAATGATAGAAGTTCCCGCCCCTTGCGACCAAACAAAAAGGGCGGACCGAGCAGGTTGGTCGACCGAGGTACAGGACCCGGCGAGCCCGAAGGCTCCCTGCCCAGCCCGCCCAAGAGAGTGCGCGCTGAACTGTGGACACAAAAAAACCGCCAACAAAAGAAGGGGGCGGTGTGTCCCCTGTAACCGTTCGGGCGACCAAACCCGGCAACCGTTTTTTTGCGGCTGCACGGGTAGCTTTGCCCGAAAACGCCCCTGGTGTCAATGATTTTGTCAATCACCCTTCAACCGCCTGGCTCCTTGTGCTACGATGGTGGGTAACCATCACCATTCCTGGAGGACCCCTCGATGAAGCGCATCGCCATTTTGTTGGCCATTTTGTTCGGCTTGGCTTGGATTGGCACGAAAATTAACGGTCCAAGCACCGGTGCCAATGCCAAGGTCGCTACGCCTCCGCCGCCAGCGGCAAAGCCAGTAGAGCGCAAGCCTCTCACTCCAGCAGAGGAGAAGGCCCAGCAGGAGAAATGGTTTGGGACTGACACTATTGTTGACGCCAAGCGCGCCGTGAAAAACTCTCTCAAGGACCCAAATTCCGCTGAATTCAAGGATGTATACGCCAACTACACCGAGGCTGTTGGCCTGGTGGCCTGCGGGCGCGTCAACGCCAAAAACAGCTTCGGTGCCTATACGGGTTTCAGGGCTTTCGTTTCCAACGGGAAGACTGTCATCCTCGAAGGCCAGGACGATATCAAAAAAGTCTGGAACAGCGCCTGCAAATGATAACGAAAGGAGAAAACCGTATGAAATTGGCCACAAAATGCCTGTTGCTCTCGTTGATGACCATTCTGCTCGGCGCTTGCGCCGCCCCTGTCCGGCACGAAACCGCCAGCGGACGGCCGGAAGTGACAATAAGGGGCAAGGTCGGCAACCAAGTCCAGGCAGAGATTGCTAATCTGATGTTGAACAGGCGGTATTCCGTCAAATCATCCTCGCCCAATATCCTTGTTTTCGAGAAGCCCTTTGACAACGCAATGGCCTCGGTCTTGTTTGCCAGCCAATACGATGTCACCCCTTATGCCAGGATCACTTACAATGTCTTTGAGATCGGGGACTCGACGAGGATTGTCGCGTCGTTCGCGGCAATCACAAATCCGGGGTCGGCATTTGAACGAGTCACACCGTTGGACAACAATCCCGACACCCTCTGGTACCAAACCAAATTGAACGAGATCAAGCAGCGGATCGAAGCCGGCAAGTGACATGAGGGAGGTGCCGGCGTCAATCAGAACAGTGTCATCTGCCCTGAAAATTTATGTGCGACAGCCTTGTCCGGGCAATTGTTTCTCACGTAGGCCATAACATCCCCTAAACCAAGGTTATCCATGCAGTATCGGTAAAGCTTTGGGTGGCTGTGATAAAGCCTTTGAAAACGGTTTGGGCTGGGCTCCATGTGGATGGCGAACATGCAGAAGACACAGCCAGTGCGCTTGACTCCAGTACAATACATGGTGCCATCGCTCTTGCTCCTGACCTGCCCATAGACAGACGGAATTTTGATCTGATACTTGACAATGGCCCTAAAAACATCCTGTTCGGTCCAAAATCCCATTGGCATGGATTTGGGGTCTTTCATGTCGTAGCCATTGCAACCATGCTGGAGGTAAGCCTTTTGCCTGGCTTTGGAATCTGCAGCCATGGTGCCAACATATTGGCGACGACCATGTTCTCGCTGATACCTTGCCATTGGCTCCTTTTTCATTATCGAGCAGCACTTGTCGCTACACTCAAAAGGAGCGTCGACCAGAAAGCGCCATCGATCAGCAATCCGAAATCCATTGACCTGCTCACCAAAACGATTGATGCCCTGGTCATACAAGCGATAGACGTTTTGATTGTTCTCGGTTGGATGGCGAAGAATGGATATTCCTCTCGCCACCTTCTTACTCGCTAAAGGGTAGCCGTGTTTCAGCAACACGATGTTGAACGGAATTTTGGGCCGCATTATGATCACGTTTGGCATAGCCTTCACATGCCGGACCAGCTCCGGATATTCCAGGCCCGTATTGCAGAACACCGCAGGCACTTCTGGATAAATACGGCGCACAAGCCACAACAGAACCGACGAATCTTTTCCACCTGAAAAAGAGACCGCGACCTGGCCGTTAAATGATTCGTACCAACATTTGATTTTTGCAATGGTCAGCTCGATCTTTTGGTCCAATGGCAATGATTGCAAAACCTGCAACTCCTGCATTTTGTCCTTTGCTGCTCCAGACTGCACGGAATCGCGCCACTTCTTTTCAAATGTGGTCAGCTCTTTTGGAACATTCCCTGCTGCGTCTTTCATCATATCCCCGTGCCGTTATCCCTAGAACAGACTCATCTGCCGATCGTCGGTGGTTCGGCCGAGGATCTTCCAGCCCCAGCTCTCGGACACTCCGTATTTGCGGAACAGGTCCACCCCGGCAATGCCGCCCCGGTCGTATTCGGCCCGCATACACCGGTCGCGATAGTTTTGCCGCCACCGC